GTTCCTGCCCGACCTGGCCGTCGATGACCTCCAGTACCGGTTCAACCGGGGAGGCGGCGGCCTCACCCGGGCAGCGACCTACCGGGCGTGGGACACCGAGGCCGGAATCACCTCCCGCGAGGGCATCACCCCGGTCTCGGGCGACCTGCCGCCCATCAGCCGGAAGATCCCGGTGATGGAGTACGCCGCGCTCAAACAGCGCCGCCAGGAGCAGCGCATCACCAACTTGATCTTGCGCGACACCCAGCGGATCGTGCGGGAGACCGCCGCGCGTGTGGAGATCGCCCGCGCCTCCGCGCTCGTCAACGGCCGGGTCGACCTGCCCGAGCTGAAGATGAGCGTGGACTTCGGCCGGAGCAAGGCGATGGCTCCCAAGGCCGACGTGCTGTGGAGCGAGGTCGGCGCGACGCCGCTGTCGGACCTCATCGCGTGGATGCGCGAGTACCGCAAGCGCAACGGCATCGCGCCGAGCGTGATCGTGACCAGTATGCGCGTGGTCGGCGTGCTGATGACCAACGAGGAGATCCGCGGTGCCGTCTACGGTGCGGCCGTGGCCAACTCCCCGTCCTATGTGTCCCAGGCCCAGCTCGACACTGTCCTGAACGCGCACGGCCTGCCGTCGATCAGCGTCTACGACGCCCAGGTCGAACTCGACGCGGGTGCCACCTCGGTCCTGCCGGACACCCATCTGCTGATGTTGCCCGGGGACGGTGTGCACCTCGGCAACACCCAGTGGGGCACCACCCTGGAATCCCTGTCGGCGGACTACCAGATCGAGGACGGTGAGGAGCCCGGCATTGTCGTGGGCACCTACTCCACCCAGGACCCGGTGCACCTGTGGACGCGCTCCAACGCCGTCTCGCTGCCGGTTCTGGGCTCTCCGAACATGGCCTTCGCGGCGACCGTCCTGCCGAAGGCGTGACGGTGTGGGCAACACCGGAGGAGTACGCACTGCGCGCGGGCGTGGGCCTGACGGACTCCTCCCGTCCACAGATCGCTGCTCTGTTGGAGGACGCCGAGGCGGTCATCCGGGCGCATCTGCCGCCCGCCTATGAGCCGCCCGCCCCGGTGGCGAGGGCGATCCTCATCAAGGTCGCCCGCAGGTCGAAGGTCAACCCGGGTGGGCGCAAGTCCAAAACGGTCGGTTCCACTGCGGAAACCTACGACGACCGGGGCGGCCTGTTCGTCACCGAGGACGAGGTGCGCGCCCTGACCGCCGGCCTCACTCGACCATCGACGGCCTACACCGTTGGCGTGGCCGACCCCGGCATACGACAGATCGGAGGTGCCCCGTGGACCGGCCGCCGGTAACCGGCCCCGTCGTCTCCTACGTGGACGAACGCGGCAGGCCGGTCCCCGTTTCGGCGCAGAACCCGCTGCCCACCACCGGCAGCGGTATGGCCCCGGAGGACCTCACCGCGAAGCCCCCGCTGGCCTGGGACGCCGACACCGCCACCCTGGCCTTGCAGGGCCGCACCTTGCCCGAAGGGGGCACGACCGGCCAGGTCGTCAAGGTCGTGGACGGGGCCCCGGCGTGGGCGGCGGACGCGAACACCACCTACACGGTGCTGTCCCAGGCCAACGCCGAGAACGCCTCCTCCACCACGGCCGGTCTGGTCACCGGACAGCGCCTCGCGCAGGCCATCGCCGCGCACCGGCCCGTCGTGGCCTACGTCGATCCCGCCTCGGAAACCGCGCTGGCTGATCTCGTGGCCGCCCTCCGTGCCGCTGGGCTGATGGCCGACCCGCCCGGATAGAAGGGAGGCGCCCTGGAGCCGCTCGGGGGCGACACCCTCACCATCATCCCCAAACCTGGGCGGGACCGGTTCGGTGATCCCGCCCCTGGTGCTCCCCCGTTCGACGTGGAGGGCTGCAACCTCCAGCACCAGTCCAGCGAGGAGACCGACCAGGGAGAGCGGCAGGTGGTCGTGGACGCCCGCGCCTTCCTCCCGTCCGGCACCCCGGTTTCCTCCCGTGACCAGGTGCGGCACGGCACCGACGTGTACGAGGTGCACGGCCGACCGGCCCACCACCGCGACCTGGACGGCCACCCGCACCACATCGAGGTGCGGCTGCGCAGCGTGGAGGGGGTGTGATGGCCAAGGCGTCCTACTCCCGCAACCACAAGGGCACCGGAAGGCTGATGCGCACCCCCGAGATGCTGCGGGTGCTGGAGGAGGCCGCGCGGCGGGGCGAGTCCGCCGCCCGCGCCGCCGCTCCCCCGGGTTCGACGTTTCGTGTGGAGTCCTCTCGGCGGGGGTCGGGTGCGTGGAAGGACCGGGCCGAGGCCCGGCTGATCAACACCTCCTCGGACGCGACCGAGGCCGAGTACGAGGGCCCCGGCCCCGGCCCGCTGAACACCGCCATCAACGCGATCGAGCGGGGCGGCGGATGAGGGGCGCGTTCGTGGACGCCGAACTCGCCGTGCTCGACCTGCTGGACGACCTCACGGTCAGCGAAACCGCCACCGTCGTGGACACCACCATCACCGACCGGCTACCCGCGCTCCAGGTGAGCCGGACTGGGGGCGGCGACGACCGGTTCACGGACGTGGCCCGCGTCGACGTCACCAGCTACGCCACCACCGACGCTGAGGTCCGCGCCCTGGCCTCCGCCGTCCATGAGCGGATGCTCGCCTTCCCGCACCGCACCACGGCCGGGGTGATCGACCGGGTGGAGACCGACACCGGCCCGCACGAGACGTGGTCGCGCAACCGGGCCGTGCGTGCTCGACGCGCAACCTACCGGGTTTCGGTGCGCCGCCGCCCCCGCTGACACCACCAACTCCCCAGCCCTCGAAGGCCCGCCTTCAGGGCTGCGACCCATGCCGAGAAAGGGGGCTGCCCGCTCTTGGCCGGCAAGTCCTACGACGAGCTCGCACAGAAGCAGAACGAGCTCATCCGCAAGATGACCGACGGGTCGGTGCTGCTGGCTCCGGCCAGCGCAGTCCCGATCCTCAACCTCACCGACCCGGAGGACTCCCTCCTCGCGGACATCCCCGACGACTACGGGGACCTCGGATGGTTGAGCACGGACGGCGCGCAGTTTTCCAACGAGACCGAAACCTCTGACGTGCAGTCCTGGGGTGCGGTCGAGCCGACCCGGTCCGACATCATCAGCGACATCACCACCCTGGCCCTGACCGCGCAGGAGACCAACCTGCGCACGCTGGGGCTGTACACCGGCGCCGCCCTAGCCGCGATCACGGCCGCTGCCAACGGCGAGGTCGTCATCGACAAGCCCAGCAGGCCGACGCCCCGGTACTACCGGGTGCTCGCCTTGGGCGTGGACCTCACCGAGGACGGCGAGATCTACATCGGGCGGATGCTGCCCCGCGCCCGGGTGACCGCGAAGGACCAGCAGAACATGGCGGGCGGCGACGACCCGCTCGGCTGGCCGGTCACCATTACCGGCTACCAGGACTCCTCGCTCGGTTTCTCCGAGCGGAGGTTCTTCGGCGGACCGGGATGGCTGGCGCTGCTGGACAAGATGGGCATCCCCCTGGCTCCCGCTCCCGCCCCCTCATAACCCCGGCCCATAGGGCCGCACACCCGTCGTGTGCGGCCCTTTCCCATGCCCAAAAGGAGCCCCGTGACCGTCCCCGGATTCACGCCGGTCGAGTTCGCCTCCCCCGACAAGGCGCGCACCCGTATTGCGCGCACGCCTGCCCAGGCCGTGCGCCTGCGCTTCAACGGCTGGCGAGAAACCGCCCCGTCCCCCGCGCCGCGCCCGATCACCCGTAAGACCAGCAGCAAGGAGAACGGTGGCTAAGCGCACCACGAAGAAGGCCCCGAAGACCTACGACCTGCGCACCTACGTGCAGGAGGCCACCAAGGCCCCTTTCGACCTCCTGGTCGATGACGAGACCACTATCAGCGTGCCCGCGCCGAGCGTGCGCGTGATCCTCGAACTGGCGAAGGTGCCCGAGGACGAACCCCTGGAGCTTCTGGAGCTGTTCGTCGGGGACAGCTTCGAGGACCTGTTCGACGCCATCGGTGACTGCCCGGCTGGCGTGTTCGAGAAGCTCCTGGAGGACCTGCGGAAGCACTTCGGCTTGGGGGAATAGAGCGCCTCGTCGGCCTCCTGGAACGGTACGGCGGGGCGATCCGCGCAGACCTCAGCCGGTTTTATGGGGTGGACCTGCTCGACTTCTTTCGAGGTGACCTCACCGCGGACGGGTTGCTCCAGTACATCGACCGGCTTCCCGCGCACGGGCACTTCATGGCGGAGGTCGCCCAGGACGACGATCTCGCCGCCGACCTCCTGGCGAACGGTGACCTCCCGGAGCCGGGGCCGCCCCCGCTGACGGACTTCTCCCCCGAGGTCCGCGTCATGGCGGACATCGCGGACCGGCTCGCCCAGGTCGTGCAGGCGATCGGCGCAGCGGCGGGAGCCTCCTGGCCGGTCACGCCCCCCTACCCGCGGCCGAAGACCGCGCTGGACCGGGCCAAGGCGAACCGGTCTCGGCAGCGGCATCAGCGGCTCATGGACTTCATCAACCAGCGGCGAAAGAAGATCCGGGCCCGCCGCCGCGCCGAGTAGCTCACGTGGGGAGGTGATTTCCTCCGTGGAGCAGGCCGGTACCGCGTTCGTGCAGGTCGTCCCGTCCTTCAAGGGCTTCCACCGGACCGCGTCCAAGAAGATCCGGCAGAGCATCGGTCAGATCGGGACCGGTGCGGGCAAGGAGCTGGGCGATTCCGTCGCCAAGGGCGCGGACCAGGGTCTGGCGCAGGCCGCCGCGCAGGCGGAGTCCTCCGGGCAGAAGGCCGGGAGCAACTTCGCGAAGCGGTTGGTCTCTTCGGCAACTGCTGGCCTGAAGGCGCTGCCGAACTCGGTCTCAGCTGCGGCGTCCAAGTCGGTGTCGGGAGCGAAGGCGGCTGCGTCGCAGATGTCCGCCGTGTGGCGGGAGGTGGCCTCGGACGCCTCCGAGTCGGTACGCCAGGCCGGGCAGGAGATGTCCTCGGGGCTGCGCACCGCAGGGGCAGCGGCCGGCGCTGCGGGTGGAGCAGCGGTCGCGGCTTCGTTCGCGGACGCGATGGACCTCTCCCGGGCAACCGGAGACTTCAAGGCCCAGCTCGGGGTCACCTCCGGGGAGGCCGAGCGGCTCGGCAACACCGCGTCGTCTCTGTTCGCGCGCGGCTTCGCCGGGTCGCTGCCTGAGGTGTCCGAGGCGGTCGCCTCGGTACGCCGGAACATGCAGTTCATGGGCGATGCCTCCGCCGAGGAGCTGGAAGAGGTGTCGCGGCAGGCCCTCACGGTGGCACGCACGCTCGACATCGACGTGAACGAGGCCACCAGGTCGGTCGCGAACATGGTCTCGACCGGTCTGGCCCCGTCCGCCGAGGCCGCGATGGACCTGCTGATCCGCGGTGGGCAGCGAGGCGCGGACCAGTACAACGACCTCGCGGACACCATGCAGGAGTACTCGGTCCAGTTCACCGACCTGGGGTTGTCCGGCCAGGAGGCGATGGGGCTCATCGTCCAGGGCATGGAAGGAGGTGCCCAGAGCTCCGACAAGGTGGGCGACGCCTTGAAGGAGCTGAACATCCGGGTGAAGAGCCTGGATGGTCCGGCGGTGGAGGCGCTCGACGCGCTGGGGTTGAGCGCTGACGAGATGGCGTTGGCCTTCTCTACCGGCGGCCCGCAGGCACGCGAGGCTTTGGAGCAGATCCTGTCCGGCCTCCAGGGAGTGGAAGACCCCGCAGCCCGGTCGCAGCTCTCGATGGATCTGCTCGGCACGCAGGCCGAGGACATGGCCGGTGCCCTTGGGAACCTCGACCTGAGCACTGCCGCGCAGGGGCTCGGTGACGTGGCCGGCGCAGCGTCGGAGGCCGCCGACGCGGTGGAAAGCACCGACGCGAACAAGCTCACGTCGGCTTGGCGCAGCTTGAAGACGGAGCTGTCCGCAGAGCTCATCCCTGTCCTGGCCAGCGTGGCGACCTGGGTCTCCAACAACATGGCCGTGGTGAAGGCCGCCGCCGTCGCTGTTGGCCTTTTCGGCGCGTCCTATGCCGCTTTCACCGTTGCTGCCTCTGGCGCAAGAATGGTCATGGGAGTAATTCGTGCATCTACCATGGCGTGGACTGCGGCGCAATGGCTTTTGAATGTTGCCCTGAATGCCAATCCGATCGGACTCGTGGTTTTGGCCATCGCCGCCCTCATTGGCGGAGTAGTATGGGCCTACAAAAATGTGGGCTGGTTCAAGGAAGGCGTCGATAAGGCTTTCAGTGCCATCGCGACGGCAGGAATGTGGCTTTGGGAGAAAGCCCTGAAGCCTACCTGGGACGCTCTCGTCGGCGCCCTCGGCTGGGTTCGCGAGAATCTTTGGGCGCTCCTGGGAGCCGGGCCGATCGGCTGGATCATCTATTTCGGCACGATGATCTACCAGAATTTCGGGAAGATCAAGTCGGCTTTTACAACGGTCGGCGATGCGGCAAACCGGCTTTGGCGCGATGCGATCAAACCAACTTTTGATTTTATCGCCAAGGCTGCCCAGTTTCTCATCACCTTGGTGCTGACTGTGCTCATTACGCCGCTTTACATGGCGTTCCAGCTGCTCGCCGCCGTGGCGACCCAGCTGTGGGCATCAGCGCTCAGACCCACCTTTGATGCGATCGCAGCAGGGGCCCTATGGCTCTGGGAGAAGGCCCTCCTCCCCGCGTTCAACTTCATTGTCGATGGAGTCCGCTTACTGGGCTCCATTTTTTCTTGGCTTTGGTCGGGTGCAGTTCGGCCGGTATTTTCTTGGATATCCGAAGCTGCATCGAAATGGTGGAACACCACCAAGGCGATCTTTTCGACCGCAAACAACTATATACGATCCGTCCTTGCAGCAGTATTTTTCTGGCTGAGAGACCACGTCATCTCCCCCGTGTGGACGGGCATCCGTTCCACAATTTCCACGGTGTGGAACTCCGGAATCCGCCCGGTATTCGATTCACTCCGCTCTGGGGTGAATCGGGTCAAGTCGGCCTTCGAGCTGACCAGGGACGGCATCCGCACCGCCTGGAATCAACTGATTTCCATTACCAAAAGGCCCGTTGAGTTCATTGTAAACAGCGTTTACAATGACGGAGTTCGAGCCGTTTGGAATCGCGTAGCCGACCTAGTAGGAATGGACAAGCTCGGCAAACTTAAGTTTGCCTCGGGCGGAATTCTTCCAGGATATACGCCCGGACGCGATGTTCATACATTCTGGTCCCCTACCGCTGGCGGCCTGGAACTCAGCGGCGGCGAAGCCATCATGCGCCCCGAATTCACCCGGGCCATTGGCAAATCAGGCGTCGACGCCCTCAACCGTGCCGCCATCCGCGGGGGCGTGAAGCGCATTCGTCAAACCCTCGGCTTCTCCAAGGGCGGCGTTTACCCGGTCCAGCGGTTCAGTAACGGCGGCCTGGTGGAACGGCTCGGCACCTTCACCGAAAGCTTGGGCAACATCTTCAGCGGCGACGGACTGCGAGCTGCCGTTGAAAGCGTCCTGAACCCTCTCATCGAGCTGATGGGCGGCAGATTCACCCAGGGCAAATGGGCCGAAGCCATGGTAAGCCTGCCCCGGACCATCATCAACCGTCTCGTGAGATGGCTGGAAACTGCCATCGGCCCGAAACTGGGCGGCGACGGTAAAAAGGTCGTGGAAACCGCACGCTCCTACCTGGGGCTGAGTGGAAATCCGAACCGTTTCACTGACGCGTTCGGTATGGGCGGCCAGCCGTGGTGCGCAATGTTCGTCAGCGAAATCGTGCGCGAAGCGAAAGCGTCCAAAGCATACAGCAAAATTCGCAGTGCGGCCGTCGCGACCTTCGCCAACAGAATGGAAAGTGTGCCCCGCTCGTCCGCGCGGGCCGGTGACCTCGGCGTTTACCGAGGCAAAGGGCCGGGCGGCTGGCAGCACATCAACATCTATGACGGCGACGGAAAGACGATCGGAGGGAACGAGTCCAATTCCGTCCGTGAGTCCTCCACCTACCCGAACCGGGCGGCGAAGTTCCTGCGACCGAAGTTCGCGACCGGTGGCATCTGGCAGCAGGACCAGGACTTCACCGCCGAGCAGGACACCCACCCCACGACAAGGCTCCTGCGAGCCACCGACCGCATCCGCGGCTTCGCGCGGGGCGGGCACCCGCCCGTGGGCCGGTGGTCCCTCGTCGGCGAGCGCGGACCCGAGTTGATCCGGTTCGGCTCTCCAGCTCGCGTGTACCCCTCCGAGGAGTCCGCGTCCATGGTCGCCGCAGCCAACCGTGCCCTGGCGAGCACCCGGGCGGCACACCAGGTGTTGCAGCCGAGTCAGGCGTCCGCCCTCGCGCAGCGAACCCACCGCCGTCAGAGCAGCGGCCACACCTTCCACGTCCACGAGACGCGCAACCCCCGCGTGACCGCGAAGGCGACCGTGGCGGCCCTGCGCGACTACGAGGCCCTGCACCCCACCAGGTAAGGAGGCACGGTTGCCGATCGTCTACCACCCTCCCGAGCCGCCGTCTCCCGCCCCACCGGTCCCGGCCACCGACGATGCCGGGGCACCTCCGGTCGTGACGTGGACCGGGGCGGCAGGGCAGACCATCCGCCTCACCGACGACGTATCGGGCTACCTGCTCATGCCCGGTGTGCGCGGCCTGGAACTGCCCGAGTTCACGCACTACGAGCGCGAGTCGGGCGCGGTGGACGGCAGCATCATCACCGGCAGCCGCGCACTGGCGAGGGAGATCTACCTCCCGGTGTACGTCCATGGCCGCGACCGCGCGCAGGCCGTGGAGCGGCGCGGTCGGCTCGCGCTCGCGATGAACCCCCGCCCTCCCCACGGAGGGCCGGGGGTCCTCGAAGTCGCCGACCGGGCAGGCCCCACCCGCAGGATCAGCGCCCGCTACGTCGAGGGTATGGCCGGGGACGAAGGCACGGACCTCACGGGGGCGTACTGGTGCATCTACGGGATCACGCTCACCGCGGAGTCCCCGTACTGGGAACTGGATGCCGTGCGGCGCGTCTGGCGCATCGAGGGCAGCCCGCAGCGGTGGCTTCCCCTGCCTCCGCTGCGGGTGCGCGGCTCCGATGTCATCGGTGAGGGCATGGCGATCACCAACCCCGGCACCGCAGACTCGTGGCCAGTGTGGACCCTCCGAGGACCGGTGGGCCCGGGGACGCTGATGCGGTCCCGGACACTCGGTGAAGAGCTGGTGTTCGACCGCGCCCTCGCCGATGGCGAGACGGTCACCATCGACACTCGGCCGCGCCGGAAGAGCGTGCGTGACCACAGCGGCGGCAACGCCTTCCAGTACCTTCGGCGCGGTTCGCGCCTGTGGCCTCTCGCCCCCGGCCCCAACACCGTGGACGTGGTGCTCTCCGGTGCGGCGGACGGGGCCGCTCTCGAGCTCGAAGTGGTTCCGCTCGACATCACCGCTATCCGGGGTGTCTCGTGAGCGGCTGGCAGCTGTGGGTTCGTGACCGGGACCGTAGATGGCTCGGGGTCGTGGACGACGAGCACTCGCTGTCGGTCACCCGGCGCCACCTCGCCCTCGGGGCGTGGCAGGTCGTCGTGCAGGCCGGATCGCAGTCCGCGGACCTCCTCTTGGAAGGCTCGGGGATCGTGCTCTTGGACCACGACGGTGACGTGTTGTTCTCCGGGCCCAAGCGCCCTTTGGATCGCACCCATGACGGCGACCCCGACAGCAACACCCTGACCTTCACCGGGGTGGACGACACCGCCTGCCTGTCCCGCATCGCCTACCCCTCCCCCAGTACCGCGATCACTTCCTCCGGGACCGTCCACACCGCCGAGCACTGGACACGAACCGGTCCGGCCGAGACGGTCATCCGCGACCTGGTGAACGCCAACGCCGGCCCCGACGCGCTTTCGGACCGACAGGTGCCCGGCCTGTTCCTTCCTCCGTCGCGGGGGCGCGGGGCGTCGGTGACCTCCCAATTGCGGCTCGACAACCTGCTGGAGGCCGCTTGGGGTCTCGCGCAGGTCGGCGGGATCGGCTTCTCCGTGGTGCAGAACGCCGACACCCCAGAGCTTCATCTGACCTTCTATGAGCCCGCCGACAAGAGCGCCTTCGTGCGGTTCGGTGACGGGCTCGGCACCCTCGCCTCCTACACCTACACGGCCTCCCCTCCCGAGGTCACCGACGTGGTGGTCGCGATCGGCGGCGAGGGCACCGCACGACGGTTCTACCGCTACACCCGCCGAGACCCGCTGTGGCCTGACGTGGTGGTCGAGGAACTCATCGACGCCCGCGACCTGAGCCAGGAGCCGGGCGACGGCGACGAGGAATGGGTGGACCCCGCTATCGCCTCCGAGCAGCGCGCCCAGGAGCGCCTGGACGAGGGAGCCGCGACCGCGTCGGTGTCCTTCGAACCGATCGACACCGACGCCGTGGCCTACCGGCGTGACTACGACCTCGGCGACATCGTGACCGCCGAGATCGACCTGGGCGAGATCACCGACATCCTCCGGGAGGTCACGCTCACCCGCACGCCGGACATGGGCGAGCAGGTGTTGCCGTCGATCGGTGAACCGCCCGACCAACCCGAAATCTATCGCCGCGTCGCCCGCCTATCCCGCGACGTGGATCAGCTCAAAACCAGGAGGTGAACACCGCTGGCTGAGGACTTCGGAGCGTTCGTGAACAGTCCGATCGCCTCAGACATCGCCCTCGCCCGCCTGCACCGACGGTGGGGCGTCGACGGGGTTGTCGCTGACGGACCCGATGCCCTGGACCGGCTCACCGCCACCGGTTCCGGAACGTCCCAGATCACTCTCGCCCCGGGATACGCCCTGGTTGGCGGGTGGTTCTACCGGACCGACACCCCGATCAGCATGAACGTCGCACCGAACGAGAGTGCCCAGGCCCGCCGCGATCTGGTGGTCATCCGAGCGCACACCGCTGAGAACGCCTGCTTCCCGTACATCATCCAGGGCACGCCGGGCGGCAGCACTCCGCAGCCGGTGCGTGACCCCAGCGGGACATGGGACCTGCCTTTGGCCGAGTACGCCATCGCAGGGCAGTCCGCGGTGGTCGCTTCCTCCGATGTCTCCACCGCGGTACGGCAGTGGACTGCTCCTACCGGGGCGGTGCCGTGCACGTCTGCGGCCCGTCCGGCGTCCCCGCACGAGGGGATGCTCATCCACGAGACCGACACCGGCCGGGTCGCGCTGTGGGCGGGGAGCTGGATCACCGTGTCCCAGACCCGCTACCCGACCTCCTGGCAACCCCTTCTCCTACGGTCCGGGTATTCGCAGCCGAACCATGGACAGGCCCCGGCCTGGCGATGGGACTCCCCAGACGTCGTTCGCCTACGAGGCCGTATCGGCCGGACGAACGGCAACCCGATTCCCCATCAGGAGTACGTGGCCCGGTTGCCCGCTGAGGCCCGGCCTCGGGAACTTCAGGCCATGGCGGTTTCCAGCACCAGCCGGGGAGGTTCCACGGCCGCGACCCGGGGCACCACGAGCCGACTGGAGATCGAGCCGAGGAGCAGGGACACCGCTGGCCGACTCGTCCTGTGGACCGACTACAACCCCAACTGGGTGGGATTGGACGGGGTGTCGTTTGCTATCTGAACTGCCCGGCTGGCTTGCCTCTCCCGGCCTGTGGATTGGTGGGGTCGCCGCACTCGTCACCGGGCTCACCGTGATTGGGGTCGGTGCCCGAAAGGTGGCGCGGCTTCTGCGGCGCACGGGGCACCTCATCGATGACCTGATGGGAGAACCTCCTCGTCCGGGTCATCCCGAAGGTCACCCCGGGCTTATGCAGCGCATCGCCTCTCTCGAATCCGGTCTGGCCTCTGTCAAGCACGAGGTCGAGCACAACGATGGCAGCTCGCTCAAGGACTCTGCCAAACGCACGGAGAACGCGGTCAAGAGACTCACCGACCGTGTGGACGGGCTCGCCGACCGGGTGGACTCTCTCACCCGTCAACCTCCGCCCTCCTTCTCGTAGTACTTGAGCGCGTGGTCGTTCGCGCCGTACCGGAGGAAGGGCAGCGGGCCCGGCCCACGGACCCCCAGTTCACCGATCCACGCCACCACGAACAGCACCCCGCCGAATAGACCGAACGCGAACCCGCCGATCAGGAGTCCGATGACCGCGAACGCTGGCCCGGGATCTGGGGAGCCCGTGGTCTGGTTCACCAGCGGCACCACGCTCATGGCGGTCGCGACGAGGACAGTCGCGGCGAGGCAGCCCAACGCCACCCACATCCTGCGCCGCAGCCTGGTCGTGGCGGCGGATTTGACCGTGTAGGGCACGATCTCCCCGCAGACCTGGCACTCCAGGGATCCAGAAACGGCACCGGTGGCGGGTCGGTGGACTCTCAGCTCCGGGCTGGCGTCTTCGTAGGCGTGCCGGATTCCCTGGACTACCGGCTCGCTGCCGATGTGATGGACCACCTGTAAGAACACGTTCGGATTGATGGAACGCCCCATGTTGCTCCTGCCTTCATTCCTGGCAGACGGTAACGGTCGGATGCTGCTGGGTCAATGGCACCGATGAACGGAAAGCGTTAGACCTCGAATATCCCCACCCACCGCAGACCGTAGGTGAATCGATGGCGTCGCAGAATCGGTCTCCGTGGCAGAGGTATGTCGGTGCCAGATCCGCACAGCATCCAGGTTGACCAGAGCCTCCTCCCAGCAGATTCACGTGATGGCCACAGCTCTTAAGGACAAACCGGTCCGGTGAACGTTCCCGGACAGAACTAGTCCCCGAAACACGGCCCGCCGCGAGCGGGCCTTTTTCATGCCCAGAAAGAGGCTCTACTTGATTCTTCGCCCGCGTTCCTACTTCGGCTGGGGCTCCTCCGGTGCATCCGTCGCCTACCCCAGCTGCGGGCTGGTGATCCACTACAACGGCCCGGCAACGAACCTGCGCACCCACAGTGACTGCATCGCGTACTGGAAGCGGGTCCGCCGAGACCACATGGTCGGCAACGGCTGGGCAGACTTGGGCTACAGCTGGGCTGCCTGTAGACACGCCGAGGTCTTCACCGGCCGTGGCCTTGGCCGCTATCAGGCCGCACAGGGAACCACGCGCGGCAACTCCGAGTGGTACTCCGTGACCCTGATGCTCGGCGGCAACGAGCAGCCGACCGAGGGACACATCCAGGCCGTGCGTGACCTGCGTGCGTACCTCATGGCGCGGGGCGTCGGCGGCGCGATCCGCGGTCACTGGGACTTCGTCTCCACCTCCTGCCCGGGTGATGTGCTCTACGAGCTGATCCTGGACGGGGCCTTCGGCGCGAAGGGCGACGGCAACCCGGGCAGCGGCGGCGGGGGCGGCATGACCTCCGTGCGGTCCATCCGATCCCAGCAGACCGCCGTCAACAGTCTCGGTCTCAACCCGAAGCTGGACGTGGACGGGCTGTGGGGCCCCAAGACCGAGTCCGGGGTGAAGTGGCTCCAGGCCAAGGTCGGTGTGACCGCCGACGGACTGTGGGGCC